CCTTGGATAGATTTTAATATATCAAAAGCATTTTTTAATGCTTTCTGTGATACCGAAGTCGATTTTGCACATATCAAAGACACTACATCTCAAAATGAATCCTTCGAACACATAATAGGGAAGAGACTTGCTTTTCAGAGCCTATTAACCACATTTGGTTACAATACAGTTGTTCCTGGGAATACTAATATGAATGTAGGTGATTGTGCGTATATAACAGAATTTAGTGAGAGTGGTCCAGCTGCTGGGAAGGAAGCAAGTATGTATAGTGGTTATTATCTTATAACTGAGTTAATACATACTGTTGATAGAGGAAAGTTTAATACGACTCTATCACTGGCCAAAGACTCGTTAGACGCTTTACACAAATACAATAAAGAACAAGCAGCTGCCGATTCGGTGGCTGCTCTGCAAGGTGGCGTAGGATCATAAAATGACAACTGGATATTCAGCAGAGTATTTTAAAAACTTTCAATTCTTCTTTGGAGTAGTTGAAGATCGAGTAGACCCAATGAAATTAGGAAGAGTTCGTATAAGAGCTTTTGGAGTTCATACAGAAGACAAGGGACTAATACCAACCGATGACCTTCCATGGGCATTTCCAATAATGCCTTTTACTAGCGCATCAATTAGCGGCATTGGAGAAAGTCCAACCGGTCCTGTTGAAGGGACGTGGGTATTTGGATTCTTTGCGGACGGTAAGCAAATGCAAATGCCAATGATACTCGGGACAATGATTGGTGCACCAGAATCACTTGCAGATGCATCAAAAGGATTTTCTGATCCTAGTGGTATATATCCTAAAGTAGAGATTGCTCAAGAAACAGATGTTAACCGATTGGCTCGAGGGACTGATATTAATTCAAGTACATTATTAAGTCAGAGAGCTGGCGAAAGTAATCTTGCTCAGAAAAAAGAAAATAGAATAACAGATGTTAAAGTTGCCATGCCTCCGGGCAGTGAAGGAGAGCCAGGAAAGAAAGATGGCGTTCCTATATCTGTTAAAGATGGTGCACCGGCTGGTAAAGACCCAGCAGTATATTTTTCTCGCTATACATGGAATGAACCAAACCCAAGATATGGTGGTCAGAACGAAGGTGAGAAGGGAGTAATGAACATCCACGAAGTGAGAGACCCAGACTTTATTTTCGCGTTGGCGCGATATGGTAATGAATCGAGATATCCATTAAACCACGTTAGAGTTACGGAAGTTGGTCATATTTTTGAGGTAGATGATTCACCTGAAGCAGAAAGAATACATCAGTACCATGTATCTGGATCGTTTACAGAAATACAACCAAACGGTACAAGAGTTACTAAGATTGTTGGTGATGACTATGAAATGGTTTTACATGATAAGAATGTAGGTATATGGGGTAATGTAAACATAACAGTCCACGATTCTGATTTAAGATTATATGTATCGAAGGATAAAGAAACCAAAAAAGGCGGTGATCTATACATTGAAACAGATGGCGACTTTAATCTCAATGTTAAGGGTGATATGACAACGAAGGTACAAGGGACGGAATATAAAGAAGTAAAAACTGATAGCGCAACTAATATTGAGGGTAAACAAAGTTTACGAGTGAACAAAGATCAAATTATAAAAGTTAATGAAACTCGTAGAACAAATATAAGACAAAATGATGAGAAGATAGTAGGTGCAACTGAAGATGTTATAGTTCGGGGCGAAGCTATGAAGAAAGTAAATCATAGTATTATAGTTTCAACTGGTAATAATCATACAACATCAGCTGGTAATAATATAGTTCAGTTGGCAGTAAGTAATGTTAATATTGTTACAGAAGCAAATTATAATTTAGATGCTACTCTTAAAATTGATATGGATGCTAGCAGTGATATTGAATTAGATACTCCAACTAATTTTGAAGTTGGGGTTAGTACTATGCCAGCACAAACGACGATTAAGGGCACAATAGTGACCGTTGTTGGCCCAACAAAGATTGATTTGAACCCATGAGTGTAGCAGCAATGAAAGCCCAGCTAGCAAAAGTTGGAGAGGATCCAGTCCTCCAGGCAGAGAAAGAAGCCGTGACTGAATCTCAGGCTGCCGTATCTTCAGTTAACCCTGCATCAGTCAATCCACGCTCTTTTCAAGCAACAGTAGATGAAGGCACTGATGCAGTCGCTGTCCAAACTGATCTTGGAGACCTTACGGAACTTAATCTTAGTCCCAATTTAATTTCAATGACCGAACAAATAATGGGAATTCTTGAAAATCCAACAGCGGGTAGCATAGGTAGCTTACAGGCTCTTGCTGACTCAGCTGGAATTAAACCTCCAGGAATAGGATTACCTTCTATACCATCACCTATTGTCGGAGCTCTCCCTGTTGCTTTAAAAGTTTCATCCGGAGGGGGTTTTGATATAGGTTCAGCATTAAGTGCTGCAGATAGTTTGTTAAAACAACCTTCATTATCAGCAGTTGAAACAATGCTTCCTGATGTTGGTATTGATGCTCCAACGGACCTTACTGGTGAAATTCCTGGTGGGCTTTCTCAACAAGGAGTTTCTGGTGGATTAACAAATCCTTTTAAAGCCTATGGTAACATACAATTTAAAAATGATTTTGATATAGATGGGAATCCAATTAAAGTACCAATTGATCTAGGACTACCTGCTGTTGTTCCTAGAGCCGCGGTTCGTTCCGAACCTCCTTCTGCAAGGCCTCCCTATGCTCCAAAGCCAGAAAACACATCCCATATGCAAGGAAATAGTTCGAAGCAGCCGGGAATACATCAAACAGGAGTAGTTTATGATGATGATGGTAATCCCGCTGATCCACGCGTGGCTCTATGGATGGATGGAGTATTGAAAAGAGGAGGCGTTACGGAAGGTATTGGTCAGGATCAAGCACTCGGTGAAGCATTTCCAGATGACGCTGGACAACCAGATACAAGAGGTATTTTACCAGCTCACACAAAGATGATACCTAACGACGCCAGTCAAGTTACAGTAGTTGATGATAATTTGTTTATGAAGCAGATTAAAGATTCGGGTTCGTTTGCCGGTGGAATTTTTAATTTGGAAAATGTTAATGGGGAAACTGATGTTGCTGGGATGATACAAGGAGTTGATATCACCACTCTTCCACAGTCTGGGATACCTGCAAGTGAAGATGCAAAGAACCTTAGAAGTAGAGGAGACCAACCACCCATTTATACAAATAAAGCTAAGAAAGGTGCTCAGGGCGCTGGTAATGTGCGGCCAGAAGATAACGTGATCGTGTCTGGACCAAGAGGAGGGGTAGGAGATACTGGCACTGCAACACCTGAACAAGCAGAAAATTTGGAGAAACTTAAAAATTCAGTTTTCCCAAACTTCACAGCAGAAAACTTAACTCCTCCGGCAGGTTCAGGATGAATATAAATAAAAGAAATATAGCTGTAGGTCAAATATAGATGTCGAAAACACAAACATTATCATCTCATAATATTAAAACGGTTGTATATTCAGACTTTTTTACAGACTTTTCAGTAAACTCTGCTACAGGTCGACTTAATACAAAGACCAATGAAATTGCTGTTACACAGTCGGTTAGAAATTTATTGTTAACAGATCATTATGAGCGCCCATTTCAACCTAATATTGGTTCTAATTTAAGGGCAATGCTTTTTGAGAATTTTACTCCAGCGACTGAACTTCAAGTTGAAACATATGTCAAAGAAGTATTCGATAACCATGAACCAAGAGCAAACTTAATAGAGGTGAGCACTATACCTAATGCTGATATGAACAGTATAGGTGTAACGATCGTATTTTCAATAATAAATAGTACTGCGCCAACACAGATGGACCTTATGATTGAAAGGGTAAGATAGATGCCGACAGCCGCAAATGGAGAATTTATTGTAGCAAACTTAGAGTTTGATACTATTAAATCGAACTTAAAGACTTATCTATCTGGCCAGTCTGTGTTCCAAGATTACGATTTTGATGGATCAAACGTCAATGTTCTTTTAGATGTTCTTTCTTATAACACTTATTATAATGCAATATATCTAAACCACGTAGCTACAGAAATGTTTTTGGATAGTGCTCAGGTAAGAGATAGCGTATATTCGCACGCTAAAAAATTAAACTATCTACCAACGTCCTATAGAAGTTCAGTAGCTTATGCTAATGTTCAAATTACCCCTGGTGATGCTCCACACAGTATCGATATACCAAGATTAACTAAATTCACTTCTTCTGTTGGTGATAACACATATACTTTTTCAACAAATTCTGCTGTAACTGTTTATGCAAACAGTAGTTATCTTGCTGCCAATCTCGCTCTTTATGAAGGAGAGTTAGTAACAGAATTTTATAATGTTAACAGTACATCCAATACCTTTTATATTCATAACTTCGAAGTTGATACAACGAGTATTACTGTAAACATAAGGACTTCAAATTCTGATAATAGTAACAGCGAATGGACCCGAGCTAACTCTTTGTTTGGAATTACTAGTACATCAAACGTATTTTTTATACAAGCAGCTGCAAACGCGAGCTACGAAATGGTTTTTGGTAATGATTCATTCGGAAGAAAATTAGTCGACGGTAATATAGTAGAGGCTACGTATCGTATTGGAGCTGGTCCGAACCCAGACGGTGCAAATGTTTTCACCACCGCCACTTCGGTTGCTGGTTATAGCGATGTTGTAGCAACTGTTGTTACTCGAGCGGCCGGTGGTCAATTCTTTCAGACATTGGATGATATTAAATTCGCAGCCCCTCGTGCCTTGTCCGCTCAAGAAAGAGCCGTGACTGCTAATGACTATAAAACACTAGTACAAAATGAATTTGGGGATATTACTGATATGATTGTGTATGGTGGTGAAGATGCTGATCCACCTAGGTTTGGTAAAGTAATTATGAGTGCAACTAGTAATACGTATGATACCCTACCGGAGTTTAGGAAACAACAAATAATCGATTTTATTAAACCAAAGTCACCATTAGCTATTGAACCAGAAATGATCAATCCTTCGTTCCTAAGAATCAAGGTAGATTGTGCCGTTACGTTTAATTTTAATGATACTACAAGTAGTGAAGCTGATATAAAGAGTACAGTAGAATCTGCCATTACTACTTTTAATACGACCAATCTTGCTAAGTTTAATAAGACGTTTAGACAAAGCAAATTAATTGAAAAAATTAATGAAAGTGATACTTCTATTCTTGGCCACAGTGTAACAACTAAGATGATTAAAACTATTAGTCCTACATTAAACGAGGCTTATACTAATACCGTTTCGTTTAATCAAACTCTGAAACCAGATAACCCTGTAACAACCGCGCAAGGTACGTACATTGGTCAATCAGAACCAGCAATCGAATCTGGGAAATTTACATATGACAGCACCACGGGCGCTACGTTCAGGGATGATGG